AACCAGCATCTTCCGCATCTCCGTCAGCGCATCATCTACCCACTGGCTGAACGTATCAAACGACACCGCCATAGCCACAGCCGGAAACCTCTGTACAAACAAATCGTACACCTGCCGCAGTTTCAGCCTGCCCGTGCCGCCGCCTAATTCCTTCTCTGCGTTCGTCACTGCCCACAGCAGCCATTCCTTGACCTTCGCCGCCTGTGCCTTCGTTGGCAGCTTCAAAAAACGGTACCCTGCATAAATAACACACTCCAGCACCGCCAGCAGGCCCACGATTACATACCAGTTTTCAATCAAAAACTTCATTCCCCATTCCTCCATTCATGTAGCGGGCTTTGCCCGCTGCCAGCAGGCGTTGCGAAGCAGCCGCCTGCCTGTTCTTCAAGCCTGACCTTTTCTTCCTCCTTCGTTTCAAAAAACGACTTCGCCAGGTATCCCAGTATCGTCCCGATAATCACCTTCGTAATGTCGCTGGACAAATTTTCGGCAATCTGCTCCCTGCCCAAAAACGCCAGCAGGTAAGACAGCTGCAAATCCAGCAGGGCGATAAAGAGGATTGCCTTTACCGCCCGTTTGGTAAACGTCCGGAATTTTCGGTTTTTTCTTTTCCCCATGCCGCCTATCTCCCGTCCCAATCATGCGCGCTCTGGTTCAAATGCTTTTCCAGCTTCTCATGCGCATCCGTGACATTCCCGTTCGCGCCAAGCTGCTTCAGCCCGTCCAGCGTCGCCAACAAACCGTAGCACATCACGCACTGCTCCTTTTTAATCGCGTCAATCTCCGCATCCTGCGCCTTCTGCCTCTCCATCCAGCGGAATGCCTTATACAGGAACGCACCCACCGCGCTGAACGCACCCAGCAGCGCGGCAAATTCTATCACCGTAGCTGTGTCCACATACATCAAAATCCCCCCCCCTTTGCCAAACATTACCGCAGAAAAACTCTCTGCGGCTCTCATGTTTCGAGTGCATCACAAAATCAGCACCCTAACATGGTTTTCATCAAGCCGCGCCATCACCCGGTATTTCGTTCTTGCTCCGCTATATGTAGCTGTGCCGTTCTCCCCAACAGCGCACCACTCATTTACCCTGCATGTCCCATCGTCCCGCACAACCAGCTTGCCAAGCATACCAACAGCGTCCCATTCCGGCCGTTCGGAGCGGGGCACATAGGGCTGTGTGTTGTCATAGTCAGGATTCAATTTCTGCCGATGCTCCGTATGCGCCGGAATAATAACACGGGTAATGGTTTCGTCAGGGTTTTCAGGGCTGGGTTCCTCGACAGTTTCGTCGGGCACTTCCACGTCCTCCCACAGCGGCCTGCCGTAAATATCATACAGATACATGCCTTTCCACTGGTCGTCATACACATCACCGCAGACGGAAGGCTCCCCCGAAACAATGCCCAGTATGAAATCATCTTCCGGCCGTGCCAGCCTGATTTTTTCGCCTTCAAGCGTCACAAACAGCCCCGCGCGGTCTTCCTGCTCCGGATTCCCGTCCAGCCACTCAAAATATTCCGCATAATCCGCGCCGCTGGCGTTGTAGCTGCCAGAGGCGTAGACGCCTGTATCCGTCACCCTGAAACAGTTCGCCCGCGCAGTAGTTGTTGTCCCTTTCCCAATAATAAGCCTATTAGTTTTAACGTTTGATTCTATATTGTAATGCCCAACAGCGGTCTGACCTGTAGCACTTGCCTTTGTGCCTACACCTCCCGCGTGCGAGCCTTCACCTGATGCTTTTGAATATATTCCCTCTGCATGTGAACTCGTGCCTTCCGCTAATGTATCACTTCCTTCGGCATGGGAATAATTTCCCGACGCTGTTGTGTGATCGCCTTCGGCATGGTCGCCCAAATTAACAGCAACTGTATACAATCCCTCTGCATGTGATGAACCACCTTTTGCTTCGCTGTGTGCTCCCTCAGCGTGACTGCCTGGTCCTGATGCAGTTGTATTTTGTCCCTCGGCATGAGAACAGTTTTTTGACGCAACGGTTTCTTCTCCTTCTGCATGGGCAAATAACCCTGACGCAACAGTAGATTTTCCTTCTGCATGGGCGTGGCTTCCGGAAGCTACTGCATATTCCCCTTCAGCATGGGAATTGTCTCCTGATGCAATAGTGGACCTTCCCTCTGCATGGGAATAATGTCCTGATGCTATTGTCGCAGTCCCCTCTGAATGAGAACTCGTTCCTGACGCAGTCGTAAGCTCTCCTTCTGCATGGGAATAATATGATGATGCAATATTTCCAACCCGAGCATTTCCATTTGTGTCAAATGTTCTGGTTCGGTAATCGTTAAAAATTTCAGCACCTTCATCAGCAATTACCGTTTCACCATATTTAGGCTGTACCGACTTTCCGGCCAGAGATTTTCCTACTAAAGGTTTTCTATACAAGGTAATTTCCCCATTTATATTTATGTTTCCGTTAACAGTTCCCCCTGTTGTCGGCACAGCCCCGACCTGTGCAGCCGTGTAATCCCCCGCCTGCGGCGTAACCGCGCCTTTCCTGCCCTTAAAGCTTGTCACGCCTGTATCCGGCGGTGCCTGTGCGGCAGGCTCCCCATTCTCATCAAACCCTACAATCTGCCCCTGTGTGCCGCTGATTTTATCCTGCTTCTCCCGCTCCAGCCGTTCCACGTCAACCGTCAGCTTGCCCGCCACATCGCCAGACAGCTTATCTTCTATCGTTTCAAACCATTCCCCGAACGCCGCGTCATACTGCGCAAACAGGTCCGTTGTCTGTATCTGCTCCACAAGCCCCGTCACGAACCCGCACAGCGCGTTATCCGGTCTGGTATCCGTCACCGCGCTCTGTGATATGCTCGTAACGCCCCTGCCGACATACACGTATGCAAGGCAGTATTCCTTGACGCTTTCCGACCTTGTCATTATTGGTTTTACAGGCGCGGACGCTGTTTCCCCATCTTTGGCAAGTATGGAAACCGTCCGCTCATTATAATCCACCCGTACCACAACTGCCGTATACCGGTTCAGCGTAACGTGCGAAGGCTCAAGAGGGATATCCAGAACGCTGTCATTTTCCAGCCAGCGGGAATCGAACACCCCGCGCCCCGCCATCACCTGCACCGTCATGCCTTCGCCCGCCCTGACCTGCAAGCCCCCGCCTACGTTCTGGTACACGCCGTCAGAAATCAGCCCCTTGAAATAGGTTGACATCTGGTCTGCATTATACCGCCTGTCCTGCATGCCGTTTACCAGCACGCTGTTGAAAAATCCATATGTAACCGCCACAGCCTACACCTCCCATGTGCTGAATGCCGGGATAACCGTCCGCCCTGTGTTGTCATCGCAGTCAATGATCTCGATAATGCGCGGTGCGGCTGCTATCCCATATTCGTTTATCACCTCGACAACATCGCCCAGGAAATAGTCTTTATTCAGGGCAAATCCCGCCTGTGTTTCAATCCGCCCCTCGAAATTTACCGTTTCCATGAAACCAGAAAGCTTTTCCTGTCCTCTCTCGGAAAGCAGGGCGGCATATTGCTCCGGCGTGATTTCCCCGTTATTGCTGCTAACGTCCCGCGCGTCTACGAACATTTCGTACCGGTCCAGTCCGGAAGCTTCGCCGACAGCTGTCTTTGCCCTGCCGCTCCCTTCGCCTTCGCCCGCCACAAGCGCGACATTCTTATACCTTTCCTTTGCATAAACATAATCGCTTTCCAGCAGGTTGTCATACTCCGGACTGAATATCACATAAGGGTTTTCCGTCTGTCGATAAGAGCGATCCGTTCCCCTGTACAGGTCAAAGATAAATTTCCCGCTTTCTATGGACACGTCCCAGCCGATGCCGTAGGCAGTACAGGCGTCCTTCAGGAATGCGGAAACCTCCCCGCCAGTCACCTGCATCTCTGCACGCTCCGGAAATCCTTTCGCGCCGCCCAGTACAAAACCCGCAATCCTTCTTTCGGCAATCTCCGGAGAAATGATGTTTTCCATTATAATTTTCCTTATGCCCGCCTCCAGACTGCCATAAATATTCGTCTGGTTCCATACCACGCGCCGCGACAATAAGGATTTCAGGCATTTCCCGCTGACCGTCATATCATTCCCGTTTTCTATGTCCGTTCTCAGCCGTATATTTTCAATAATCATGACATTCCGGTATTTCTCCCCGTCTATGTCTTCTTCCCTGCACAAATAAAAATCCTTTTGCAGCAGGGCGATATTTTCGCAGCTTGCCGGAAGATACAACTCAAAATCCCCCGGCGTGAAATACCTTGTCGTCCAAATGGCCGAAACATAATCGTCCACAATGCCGACAAATGCAAGGCTCCTGTCCAAAACATAAATATCCAATCCTTCCGCTCCCTTTCCAAAAACGCAGCCGCCTGCGGATATTAAACCCCCTCGAATTTATCTGTATACCGGAACGTACAGACCAGATTTTCCACAGCGTTATCCGCTTCGTAAGTAAACGTATTTTCGCCGCTGGCAATCTGGAACCATGACGACCCCCGCCGTATGCTGTTGATGATGTTTTCCGTACTGCCTTCCCGCCGCAGGGAAACCGATTTCCTCCCCTTGTTCGTGTTGATCGTAACCAGATCGCCCGCCTGCATGGTAATGTCCAGCCCGAAAAACTCATTCGTATCGACGTTGTAAATCCGCGGGTTCCTGACCTCCCCCGTCGTTTGCAGCAATATCACAAGGCCGCTTTCAACATCGCCGTTGTTCGTCATTACCTTCGTCGGGTTCGTTTCCATAATGGAAAACGGCACGCCCTCCGCCCCTATTGCAAACGGAAAGTAAAACTCTTTGGAAAGCGTGGAAAACGATATGACCATTTCATCCATCGCACGAAAAAACGGTTCCGGGCATATGACGCTTATCTGCGCTTTCTGCCGCTGGTCAAATGGTGAAATCTGGAAATCCTCGACATATCCGTCAATAAAAACGTCCCTCGAACCGTTTTTGTAGTAGAGCCTGACTTTCTTTTTCGGCTTGAAATATCGGTAAAGACGGATTCTGTTTGCCTCAATCTCCCGTTCGATTACAGCCGTAATCACAAGGTTTCTTTCACCCATACGGCTGCTGTTGAAGCGCGAACCGTCAAAGGATGCCACAACAGACGTATTGATGCTGGCCTTCGGCGGATCCAGCCCCTCTATGCCCGTCACGGTATAATCAGGGCTGTGTGTCAGCTCCAGAATATCGCCATATTCATTTTCTGCCTTGAAGGTATACATCTCAATTCCCCCTCGCAAAAGCCAGCTGATTCCTTGTCTGCCTGTAAATTTCCAGTCTGGAAAGGGCTTTCGGGCTATTGTTGTACTGGTTGAAAATCGTCGTATTTCCCGCAGCCCTGCCTGTATCCACCGCGCTAATTCCCAATGGCGGCACGGCATTCCTTGCATCATTTTTGAGTGTTTCCGCCGTCGGCATGAGCCTTTTCGCCATATCCCTGCTGGCGTTGACCGCCTTTTTCGCGTTGTCCCTGATGCCGACCGCAACGCCCTCCGGTATCCATCTGCCGATTTTATCGCGTGCCGCTTTTGACGGGGAGCCTATCCGCAGCGCGCGCTCCATGCCATCAATGATATCTGATGCGAATCCCCTTACCTTTTTCCCCAGCCAGCCCGCCGCGTCGCTGATGCCTTCCCAGAGCCCATGAACAATATCCTCACCAATCGAAAGCACCTCTCCTGGCAGTTCTTTCAAATTGTCGATAACCGCGTCAAAAAACTCCTTCGCGCCTTCCAGACCCTTTCGCCCCATATCCGTTGCCCATGACGCAAGCCTGCTGATAACCTGTGACAGGTAATCCGCCACTTTGCCCGGCAGCTGCGAAAAGAAGCTGACAACATTCGTCAGGAAAGCAGAGCCCGCCTCTTTGGCCTTGTTCACCATGTTCGCCGCCCATGCCGTTACATGCTGGAACGCCGTAGTGATAAAGCCCTGTATCTTCCCCGGCAGCTGGCTGAAAAAGCCCGAAATGCCCTCGATAAAATCCTTTCCCAGCTCCTTTGCCTTGTTTATCATATTCGCCGCCCACGTTTTCACGTTTTCAAACGCCGCCGTAACAAACTCCTTGATTTTGACCGGGACCTGCTTGAAAAACTCTACGATCTGGCTGAGGAATTTTGTTCCTGTTTCCTTTGCCTTTCCTGCCATATCCGCCGCCCATGCCTTTACATGGTTCAAAGCGTCTGAAATAAATTCCAGTATCCGCCCAGGCAGTTCCGAAAAGAACGAAACTACCGCATTCAGGAAATCGGAGCCGATTTCCTTTCCTCTGGCAACCAAATCCGCACCCCATGCAATTATCGCAGTGATAACGCCCGCTACCGCCGTACCGATTTTTTCCGGCAGCTGTGTGAAAAACTCCACGATACCCGCAATAAATTCCCCGCAGAATATCAGGAAATTGTTCCATGCGGTTGGTATCGTTTCCGTAAAAAACAGCACGACCGCATTCACAACGCCGCTGACTGCTTCTTTCAGGCTCTCCCACAAGCCAATCCAGAACGCCCGGAATTCTTCTGATGTACTCCACAACGTGGCGAATATGGCAATCAGCGCGCCAATCGCCGTAATGATGATGCCGATCGGGTTCGCGTTCATAGCGACATTCAACAACCCCTGTGCCGCTGTCTGCAATTTTGTTACCACCGTCCAGCTTTTGATAATGCCTACCATCTGCGACAGAGAATTGAGAAAGCCGACAATTTTTATCGCGGCAAACGCCGCCCCTATTCCCGCGACCGTCCCAATTATCATTTCTTTATTTTGAATAATCCATGTAAACCCACCGCGGATTGCAGGCAGCACGCTGTTGATAAAATAAGCAAAGCCCGCTTCAATAGAAGCCTCCAACTGCGAAAAATCAGCCCCGTCCAAAAGTGCTGCAATGGCGTTCAGCACATCGGCAAATCCCTGCTTGACCTTCGTCATAATCGGTTCGGATTTTTCTCCCAGCTTCGCCAGCGCGTCATTGTATTCTGACGTTGCCCGCCTTGCCTCAATGATGCTTTCGTTAGTTTCCCTGTAATTGCCTGCCGCTTCACTGTAAAGCCTGTTCAGCGTTTCTGTAATCAGGGCGGCGCGTTCCTGCTCGCTGCTGCATGCCGCCAGCTTTTCATTGAAAGCGTCTTCGCTTTCGCCTGCCCAGTTCAGCGCGTCCGCAAGCGGGCCTGTCACCTGTCCGACCTTCGCCGTTTCGTTTGCCGCCTCTGTCAGCCCCTCAATGGGCAGGGAATCGCCAAACGTGCCCCAGACGCCCGCGCAGATGTCCGTCCATTTCGCCATATCCTGCTCAGTATCAACGAATTTCGCCAAATGGTTGACCGCTTCAACGCTCCTGTCTTCCTCTCCCAGCACAGAATAAAAATCCTTATAGGTTTTTGTCGCTAGCTCTGTGGAAAGCCCCGCAGTCTTGAACGCCGTTTCCAGCTTCCCGAGGTCTTCCCTGTATTCCCGGGTTTCCTCCGCCAGATTCAGGAAGCTGGTTATCCCGTCTTTGATACCGGAAGCAAGAGATTTTATGCCGCTGGCAACCAGGTTCGCAAGCGCGCCTTTCATAACGGTGAAGCCGTCACCCGCGTCCCTTGCAGCCTCCCCAACGTCGTCCAGCGTATCATCCAGCCCATTTGCCGCCTGCTCCGCCTCCGCAAGCGCGGACCTGTTCTGGTTCAGTTCTCCCGAAAGCCTTTGTATCTGCGCCGCAAGCTCCCTTGCTTCGCTGGAGTTCTGCCCCTGTTCCAGCACAACGGCGGAATACGCGCTTTTCAGCCGGTTCAGCTCGCTTTCCTGCTCTGCGATTGTCCGTTTCAGCCGCTCATAGGCGTTTACAGATTGTTCCGTCGCGTCTGCCGCTCCGCGCTGTGCCGTCTGAATATCATTCAGCCTTGCAGAGTAGTTGCGGATTTGGGCTTCCGTCCTGCCGATTTCGCCCTGGAGGTTATTCATCTTTATGTATAATTCCTGCGCGCCTCTGGAACCTTCGCCTTCCGCTTCCACCACGCGCCTGTATTCCGCCTGCAAAACCTCCAGCTTTGCCTTCTGCAATCCCAGTACAGTATCCAGCTGCTGTAATTTCGCGCTCAGCCCGTCCGCAGAGTTGCCCCAGTTATCCATGCCGCCCGTTGCCGCCTTAAACTCGGAATTTGCTACCCGTATCAGCTGGTTTGCCTGTTGTATGCCGTTTTTCAGGTCTGTAATGTCGATATTAAATCTGGTTGTGTACTCGTTTCCCCCTGCCACTGTTTCGCCCCCTTAAGAACCTGTCCTGCATCTTTTGAAACATCATCTTCCCCAAGATACGGAACACATCCTAAAACCAGTTATCCCCCGCTGGTCTGCGGATTTTCCCGCCCTTTTTCGGGCTTTTTTCCTGTTTTCCCCGCCTGCCGTTGTATTCGTTCAGCCTGCGCACCATCAAAAATACCTCGCGCACAGGCGTCTGCCGGATTGCCGTTGGCGTGTACGCTGGAAACCGTTCGCACAGGGAAACGGTGATATCAAACAATAAAGAGAATAAGGGGAGCGGCTCGCCCCCCTCATTCAGTTTTTTGCGTTCCCAGACGCCGCCATTTCAGAAAACCCATATTTCAGCACCTGCACCAAAACAGCAAGCACCTCTTTCATTTTCGCGCGCTTCAGTTCTTCGTCCGTCACATCGGGAAACAGCTCTTTCAGCAGCGTTTTCACCTGCCTGAAGCCGCCCTTCAGCAGCACCGCGACCGCCCCGATAAAGTCCGTATCCGTCACGTTTCCGGACAGGCGGTCAACGTCCACCAGATTTATCAAGTCCTCCACCGTACCAAACATGATGTCAAATTCGTCCGCGGTATAGACCTTTTCCACCGTTTTCCCGCTGTAAATATTCAAAACCAGATGCATTTTCCTGCCCTCCCTGTTTTATTCCTTCGTTTCGTCTGCCTGCGGCGTTTTCGCCTGCAAGGTATCCGGCGTTGTCACCTTATCAAAAAACGCCGAAACGTCTGCCTTGTCCACCTGCAAATCTACATTGATTGCCTTTGCACGCCTTCCCGTTTTTGCAAAGCGGTGCGTTGTGGAAATGCCCGTATATATGAATTCCTGCCCGTTGGCGTCCGTACCGCCGTCCTCCGTTACATGCGTGGAATCCGGTATGCTGAACTGCCCCTTGTACCGCCAGACATAAACCTCGCTGCCGTTCGTTTTTTTCGTCCTGTATCCCAGTGCGAAATATTTCGCCTGCCGTTCGCCCTCGATAAACGTGCCTGTGGCTTCGTCATAGGCCTGTCCCGTGATTTTCGCCAGCACGTCCAGGGGAATGCCGGATACCGTACACGTCACCTCATCAGAGCCCGTAGACGCAATCAGTACGGCGGGTACGTTATCATAATAATGCGCCTCATTCGATGTTTCTGTTGTCCGTCCCAGTTCCGCAATGCCCGCAACAGAGAATACCTCTCCCGTTTCATACGCGGTATCATCGTCCTTCGTGACCTCTGCCGCTACAAGCCCTTCCACGCCCCTGTATTCAAAAATTTCCGCCATGCCTTGCCCTCCTTATCCTTCCATTTCCAGAAACAGGGCGTTCATGCCGCGCCCCGTATGCGTGGCTTCGTCACTGCCGACGTCATAGCCCTTTCCGGAAATAATAAACCCGTTTTCTTTCAATGCCTGCCTTGCCTTCTCCAGCGCGCCATATGCCAGGGCTGGGTCTGTGGAATAAAAATTTACGTCAAAATCCCATATGCATGATACCGCCCCGTTATCGTAATGCGCCCCGTCCGCGCTGCTGTTGTTCCAGAATGTAAAAAAATGCTCCGGATACTTGTCCTTTTTCGAGAAAGAGCCCTGCCGGAATACCGGATACCCGAGCCGCCCCAGCGTGCTTAAAAGCAAATCCTCCATTTCAGCCCCTCCCCATGATTTCATCCATCTTTTTCCTGAAAATTTCTTCCTGCAACGCCCTGATTTCATCCCTTGTTTTTTTCCCATAAATATCGTTGTATAGCTTCGTATCCTTTTTCATCCTGGGCGTGCCGTACATCAGGAAAATAGACGCCAGCCCTCCATTTTGAATGTCAAAACCAACATCTATGGAGGCCATTGTCCCGCTCCATTCCACCCGCGCATCGTCCAGTATGGAACGTTCCGTTCTCCCTGTGCGCCTGTGCCTTGCCATATCCGCGTGCAGTTTCGGCGTAACCAGCCCATGAGATTTTTCCAGGCATTCTGTAATGACCTCCCGCAGCTCCCCGCCCAGCGCGTCAAACTCCGCCGCCATTTCTTCAAACCCTGCAAAGGACATTCCGATCCTGTTCCTCGGCATTACGCACCTCCTTTGACGCGGCGCACCCTGCACTTCAAAAACTGCCCCCGCATCCCGATATTTTCCGGCTCCCCGATGATTTCATAAACCGCCCCGTCCACCGCCCGCATAATGCGGCAGCCGCTTGCAATATCCGGCCTGTACCACGTTTCCACGTTTGCCGTATCCACCACGCTGTAAATATCGTTTTCCATCGTTTCTGTCCCGCCAAACGTCCGGAAAGACGCATAAATCAGCATCCCCGCGTCAGGCTCGGGATAGCTTTTCTTTTCTACGCCCTTGACCGTTTCATAAACGGGAACCAGCAGGTAAAGCGGCGTGGAAAACAACGGCGGCTGATATCCAGCCATATCAATCCCCCCTGTCTTTATAGACCAGCTGCGCCGCCCTCTGCATGAAATAAGGGCTGAGCGCAGTTTTTCCCGCCCCGTAATTCCAAAGGTCAGCAACGCCGCGGGTAATGGCTCCGGCAGAGGCTTCGCCGTCAACAATCTCCTGTGCAACGCCCGCGTCCAGCAGGAATGCCTTCACTTCGTCAATATATCCCTGGAGAGTTTCGTCCTGGAAATCCCCTGTAACGCCTAATCCGGCTTTTACCCTTGCCAAAATGTCAAATGCCTCTGCCAAGTCATTCACCCCCTCGCGCCGAATTTATTTTGCAGTGCCTGCCCTTGCCACGCTCTCCGCTTTTTTTATCAGGTAACAGCCGGAAACGTCCAGTATTTTCCCGTCCACAATCGTCAGCCCTTTGTTGACCCATTCGTTTGTATCATCGTCAAACCAGCGTTTCATGCCAAACTGCAAATTTGTGTTGATGGCGTAATCATTCGGCACCCAGAAAATACCGACCACATCTCCCGCCGCCGCAGTATCGAAATCAGCAATGACGTCCGGTTCCACAAGCGTTACGCCACGCCCGAAAAAGCGCCCCTCCGAGTTTCCCACGCTCAAATCCGCCGTTTCGCGGAACAGAGGGCGGTTGTTCCCGTCCTTCATCGTCAAGAGATAGCTTTCCACTGTGGAGGCAGGGAACAAAAATTCTCCCTGTCCGCGTTTGGAAAGCGGCACTTTCGCAAACAGCTTTTTCCGCCACGCTGTCCAGTCCGCAAACTCCGCGTCCGTCATTTCGATGATGTTGTCCGTGTTCCCCGTGACACGCGGATCCTTCGTAATGCCCAGCAGCTGGCCGGAGCCTGTGCCGGAAATGATGCCCTTATCCATCGCTTCAACATAAGCCTCCACCATAATCTTCGTAATCTCACTTTCAAACAGCGGCAGAGAAACGACCTGCGCCAGCAGCGTTTCGGATACGCGGATTTCTCCGATATTGTAGTCAAACGTTACAAAATCCTTAATGTCGCCCGCCTTCTGCCTGTCGGATACCGAGGTTTCCGCCACCCATTTGAAATTGGCTTTCAGCTTGCTGATGGGGAATTTCACGCCGCCGCGCACATTCAGCTTGCGCACCTTCGCGTACACCTGCCCGTATACCTTGGAAACCTCCCTGATAAATTCGCTCATGATGGTTTCCGGAATAATCGCGCCGATGTCTGCCGTAACGGTCGGGCCCTTGTCCCCGCCTGCCCTTGTCAGCACGTCAGCCGGAATTGGCGTTCCCCTCTGCACATATTCCATGAACGCTGTGCGGTATTCTACGCTGCCGGAGCCTGTCCCTTCTTCTGTTTCCCCCTGCGCACCGCCTAAGCTGTACGCCGCCAGAGGGTTCCCGCCTCTTGTCTGCATGCCCGTATGGGCCTGCTGCCTTTCCTCCTGCCCGCCTTCCGCCGAAAGCATGTCTATTTCCTCCCGCAGTTCCTCGATTTCCTCATTCAGCCCTGCAAGCTGTTCGTTGATGCTTCTGACTTCCGCCGCATCCTCGGAAGAAAGGGCCTTTGCTGTCAAATCCTCTCTTTTTTTCTCCAGCTTCGTCATTCTTTTCTCAAGAATTTTTTTGTACATCACAATATCCCTCCCAAAATCTTTGCCTTTTCTTTCAACAGTTCCAAATCCCCGCTTTCCAATGCCTGCCGGGAACGCCTTGCCTTTTCCACTGCCGCCCGAATGTCATCTGCCGCCGCATCCCTTGCGTTGATTTCCGTGCTCCTGTACGCCGGAAACGTCACCGCGCTCACCTCTGCCACGCTGCTGATTGCCTTTATCCGGCGCGTCGGATGGTCTGTATCCAAATCCTCCCATTCTTCATCAGAAATCTTGAACATGAATGACATTCCCGTAATGTCCCCGCGTTTGACTGCACTGTAAAGGCTCCTTGCCTCCGCGTTGTTTTCTGTATCCAGACTGACCTGTATCCCCATACCATCGTAGTCGGTCAAAAGCTGCATCGTGCTGTTTGCCGCGTCACGCCTTGCCCTTGCAAGCGGTATCCGGCTGATATCATGGTTCACTAAAAACCGCACATCTGTCAAGTCCGCGCCGTCCAGCGCGCCCCGCTCGATGATTTCGTCATACCAGTAAAGGTCTGCCCTGCTTTCGTATACAATCGGCCGCCCTGTAATGATATGCCCCTGTTCGCTTTCCTCCGCCCTGACGGCAAATGTATAGCTGCGTGTTACCAGTTCTGTGTTTCCTTCCAATTGCCTCACCCCCTCTGCCTTCCTGTTCCGGCGCCCGTACTGCCGGGCGCGGCTTCCTGCTGCCTGCCAATCTGGTACTTCGCCGCGATTTCGACATTGACATAATTCAGCGACTGCATCCGCACGCCCTCCAGTTCCGGCAGCGGGCGCAGACCAAACGCTACGCGCTTTTCGTTCTCATAAAGCGAACCGCTGTCCCCCAAAAGCCGCACCATCTCCAGCGTCTGGTCGATGCTCATGAAAATCAAATCCTTCGGATAAAAGCGTATCCGGTTGCCGAAAGCTCTTTCCCGCTCCGAAAACAGCACCCTTGAAAATTCGTCCGACCAGCCGATGATGACAGGTTCCAGAGTCTTCTGGTAAAACGCTTCATACTGCGCGGGCGTATAGTCCCCCGTCAGTATGGGCAGCGACACGCCGAAATGCCGCAGTATCTTTTCGTCCAGAAATTTCAGCGTATCCGCGTCCACCATTTTGACATCTTTTTTTATGGGGATAAAATCCGCTTTCAAATCCAACGGCAGGAATCCGCTCCTGTTCTGTAACAGCTTGCTTTCCAAATCCTTCAATGCCGTTTCGGTTTTTCCGTCATCCATCAGCGTGTTATATTTCACAACGCCGTTAATGGAAAAGCTGGATTTCATCGCCGCGCCTACGCCCGTCATTAAATCCTCGTTGACCTGCAATGTTTTGAGCAGCGCGCCGTAATCCGGCATGCCGTTCTGATTCCCGCCCATAAATTCATTGACCGAAAAGCGGTATTTCAAGTGTATCACATCGTCATACGGCAGTGTCGTTTCGTATGTATTCGCAAAGCACATCTTCACAAACAGCTTTCCCGCCGCGTCCTCCATGAACTCCACCGACGCAGGCTGCACAGGGTAAAGCGCGCGGTAGTTCCGCTGTTCCCGTCCCGCTTCATCGCGCCATACATCGTACACGGGAATAACAAAGGCGTTATAGTGGAGCATCAGCGACCATGTGATTTTTTCCAGAAAATCACTTTTTGTCATCAGCGGATTGGGATTCAGCAGTACCTTCTGCCTGTCCCCATTTACCGGAACAGCGTCCCCGCCGTTTTCCCGCACATGCTGCGGATTCAGCTTTTTCATCTCCGTCACAATGCAGCTGATTGCCTGCTGTACGACATCGCTGGCAAATATGTTATCCCCAAACTGTGAAAAAACCGGTGTATAACCGTTCAGCATCTGCGCGTATGTTGTATTTCTGTTCAGCTTTTTCAGTATCCCGTTCAGCCAGCCCAAGCTGTCACCCCCTTTCCACCATCTGCTTAAATTCCGTCCGGTACCTCCGGTACATTTCATACAGGATAATCATCGTGACCGCCCCGTCAATCCTTTTCCGCGTTTCCATTTTGACCGCCATACACTGCCCCAAAGCGTCCACCTCAATCCCTGCATTGCCCAGACACCATTTGTCAATGGGGTTCCGGTTGTAATTGACAAGCCTGTGCTTCAAATCCGCTTCACAGAGTTTCATTGCATTGCTCAGCGTTGCTCTGTTCTGCAATATCAGTACAAGGTCATCGTTCCCCTTCTGCCAGCCGTAAAATTCCATCTGGTTAATCCATTCTCTGGCAAATTTCTGGTCATAGCCGCATTTCCAGAGCTTTATGCCGTACTCCGTATAGAGCCTGTAAAACCAGTCCGCCACAATGGATAAATCTACATCGTTGCCCTCACATACCGTTATCAGCCCCGCCCGCGCCCATTCTTCGTATTTCGCGCCGGCATTTTTATCGTCCGATTCCGTCAGCTTGCTTTCCGGTATAAAATAATGCTGGTAAATATATTTCTGCGGGCTGCCCTGCTTCATCATCAGTATTTTTGCCGCGTTCAGGTCTGTGGTTTCCGCAAGGTCAACCGCTCCAAGGCATATGCAGCCCCTGAAATCCTCCAAATCATAAACCGCCTCATAATCATAATCCTCCATGCCCAGCCACGCCGCAGAGCCGTTCTGTTTGATGTTGAAATCCTTCGCCAGTACAAAGATACGGTCCGCTTTGCTTTTTCTGGCGGCGTCTACCTGTTCCTCCAGATACTCCCATTTCTTAATCCTTCCCAGCGTCGGGTTGCTTTTCATCCAGAGCCGGTTCTCCTTGTCCCCCTGCCAGACCTCCAGCTCACTGTCCTGCGTATACAGCCATGGCAGAAGCCGTTCAGCGGCAGGGCCGTCATCTTCCCTGCTGATAACCGCCCGCGCCTTTTTCAGTTCTTCGTCCAGATAGCCGTCTATCACAAACCCTTCTGTGGTAATGTTGATAAATTTCGGGCTCTCCTTCAGGGATTGGGACTGCTCAATAGATTTGCCGATGACATTCCCTTTCATTTCGTGGGTTTCGTCCACAATGGCAAAATCAATATTGCGCCCCTCCTTGTTCCGTGTCCTGTCGCTCATCTTGAATATCTTCGTATTCGTTGCCCTGTTCAGTATAAAACGCTGGTTGCGCTTTGTATCCAGGTCATCAGGGTCAATCAACTGCCTCATGGTGTCGATTGCATCGTATACAAGACTGCTCTGTGTATCGTCATTAGAGGAACAGCAGATATCCGCCCCCTCATTCCCAACGATAAATTCCGCCAGCGCAAGCCCCGATGAGGTTTCGCTCTTTGTGTTTTTCCGCGCGATAAGCAGTATTGTTTTCTTGAACCTGTCCCGTCCCGTTTCCGCCATTTTGAAGCTGTAAAGCGCTTCAATCCATGCCTTCTGCCAGAGCATCAGCCGCATCGGCCTGTTGTAATACGGCGATTTCGTCAGCCTGACGCAGTGCTCCATAAAGCCCAGCCGCAGCTTTGCGGCGTCCGTATTGTAAAAATACCTGTCATTCCCGAAATCCTCCGCAAGGTTTTCCAGTTCCTGCCAGAGTTCCTGCCCCGCGACAATTTCCCCCGTTTCAATCCGCGCTTTGTATTCCAGCAGGAAAGAGTTGTCCGCTGTCCATATTTTGTATTCACGCCCCCGCATGTTTTTTCACCCAGTCCCGCAGAGGGCTTTCCCCGCTTTCGCCATCATCGCCGTACCTCCTGCCCAGCACCTTGACAATGTTGGTATACTGCTGCAAAAGCTCCCTGTACTGCTTCGCTGCGGGAGTAGATTTCTGCAACGCCGGATTATCCGGATGGATTTTGATAAACGGCAGTTTTTTCAGCTCCGTCAGCCGGTTTTCCAAAAAAAGCAGTTCGTCTATAAGGGGCGGAAGAAGCTGTCCGTCTTCGTCACTTTGACAAAGGTATTCCATTAGCTTTTCACGTCGTTCCATCTGACTAGCTCCTTTCACGTTTTTATTGGTCCTGCCGTAAGTACGCCTTTGCCAGCGTCGGTATAAAACACGCCATTGACCAAGTCATACAAACCGACTACCCCACTAGGATTTGTGCACGGAACAAAATCGCGCTCAAGTGTGCCCGAAGTATATATTTGCGCGGAATAGAGTTTGGCCCTTGGTGATCTATAACTGCTACTAATCGTTTTAGCGAATAAATATAGCGGCTTGATCATGGTTACATCCGTACGCGTGAGCTCCAAGCGCGATACACCATTGATGAATAATTTACCTTGCACACAATCGCAATCAATGTTCAGCTTCATACCTAATCGACCAGGCGTAATCGAACCGCTTCTTCGACCCACCATAAAGTCTATCTTGTCCGCAGATACACTACGACGCATATAAATTTGATAGGTTGTGCCCGAAATACTCGAATAATTACTATCGAAAATATATTCTGATCCGTTATACCAGGCCTCGGTCTCCATATCTATTACAATCCGCGAATTATTCAAATTCGGCATATAGTTTGTATTGATGCTACAAGCAGAATCCGACAGAATATATTCCAATTCTGTATAACCTGCCGGCAGCCTTGAGCTCAATGATATGCTGACGGTGTAACCATTATCAACTGTAACATTGGCCCCATTTGTGTGGCCATCTAATGATGCCGTAACTGTCCATTCTCCAGGTGCAGTCAAAATCAGTACCGCAGTCCCATTCTCATCGGCTGTTCCATCGATTGTAATATCACCGTTGACAGCAGTAATCAACGCACCCGCACCCGTAGACACAACCAACGGTACAGCAAAATCGCTTCCAGCCTTAATTGCTAATATGCGTGCCGCAAAGTCATTGGCTGAAATAGGCGCCGTTGTGCCGTCTTTTTCTCGAATAGCATTAGCAATCGCAGTGAACCTTTCTTCCTGAAAACTCAATACATTCCCTCCCAGCTGTCCAAAACCGCCGCCCGAATCGCCGCATTTACCTCATCCATCGTTATCCCGGGCGAACCTGGTTCTCCTTTGGGACCTTCTGGTCCTCGTGGTCCTGCTGGGCCCTCCGGTCCTTGTGGACCCATTGGACCGGCGTCGCCAGTGTTACCTTTTTCTCCTTGAGGGCCAGGGTCACCTTTATCGCCTTTCAACCCTTGTGGACCTTGCGGACCAATGTCACCCTTAGGCCCCTGCGGGCCCGCGTCACCTTTAGAACCTTGTGGTCCGATTGGTCCTTGTGGACCTGTATCTCCTTTCAATCCTTGCGATCCCGTTTCGCCTTTTGGTCCCTGCTCCCCGCACGGAATCGTAAAATTCAATACAACATTTTCGTCTGTGCCGCCGTTTGTTACATTCGCGTTCGTCCCCGGCGCGCCTGTCGTTGTTTCTCCAACCCGCACAGAAACAGCAGAAATCGGAACCGTCCTGTCCGCCGAAATCTCGTATTGAAACCCGCTTATCTGCCGCAATATCCAATTCCCGCTCACTTTATCCGGAATTGCAACTGTAAACGGCTCTCCTGCATGCCTGTCATCATTTATGCTGAATACAAGGCTGTCCCCCTGAACGAACATATTCTTCGGGATTTCATAAACAAAATCGCTGTCATTTATCGGAATGTCCCTCCCGCCCAAGGTCAAAACAGGATTCTGCAAAACGTCCGCTTTTATTTCAAGTATGATTCTGTTCGTGCCATCGTCTACATTGCTCAGCAAGTCGCATCTGGAATTGTCCAAAGCATCAATAAACAGTGTATTTTTCAACCTCTTTCACCTGCTTTTTCAAATTTCCCGAATTTTCAAACCGGAAAATCTCATTTTCCCCTTTTCTGCGAAAGGAACCTCCCCTCCAACAGTTCCCTCTGCCTCCCGTTCCGGCTCAGACGGGGGGAGTACCAGAGGCATACAGCCTCCACCATTCTTCTATGTATCTCCGCCATTCACCTTTATCCCTTCCTCCGCTGTCACCCTCCAAACGGGCAAGGCATTCTTCTTTTCCGCATTCTATGAAAACCTCCCTTGCGCCCAGCATATTTGTTAATCTCTCTCTTTCCCCGATTAACGGATAGCCGCCGATTACATAGGCATTATTCCACTTCCCTGTGCGTGTTTTTACCTGCTCCAGAAGAAGGTCCCGAATGGCAAACACATTTGCTTTCAGCCTGTCCGGCTTTACATATCTCCCGCAACCGCTGACACATTCCCAGATGTTTTCCATATCCACCACCAAGTCTCCCGGCTCCATAACGCTTTTGACCCATGTGGTTTTGCCGCTCAGCGGCGAACCATAGACAAGATAAACATACCGCTCCTGGCTGCCCAGCTTGTTGTGTATCCTGTTGTGGCACTTATGGTGAACCAGTTCAACCAAGTCAGGGTTAAGGGAAACCGCTGCATCGTTCACATTCCGCTCCGTCAGCCTGACAGTGTGATGCCCGATGCAGTCGTATTTCCTGACAATCGGCTTGCCGCAATGCGCACAGAGAAGCTCTCCTTCTTCCGTCAGCCGCTCCGCCTTAATAACGTCCAACAGCCGCACCCATTCCTTTGATTTATAAAAATTCTTCAGTGTATACGCCATAAACATTCACCAGCTGCTTTCTTCTATCTGCCGCTCCCTTAGTTCCAACTCCCGCTTTTTCAATGCCAGTACCTGCGGGTCGTTCGCCCAGTTTTCAGGGTCGTAATTCTTTAGAGCAAGGTTGATTGCCGCCACATCTGGCGCCATCTTTTTGTGGCTGACCTCAGTTTTCACAAGGTTCGCCTGCTCAATCTGCTCTGGCGTTAAACCTGCGTCTAAAAGGATTTTGTATAATTCTTCCGGCCATTTGAAACGTTCCATTACAATCTTTTTTTCCGTGTACTCATAACCCACAGCCTTTCGGATAAGTGCGCCCCGCAGATCCGCAACCAGATTCTTCCTTCCGTTTTTTAGGCATTCCGCCAACTCCGGAAATTTTGTTTTGTATTCCTGAAACGCGCTCTTGCCAACGCCCAGCCCTTGTGCAATCTGCGCTTCTGTCATCGTACGGCACCATTCCTGAATTTGCGCAAAATACGGCTTTACATGCGTTTCGTATTTACTTTTCCTTCCGCGTTTCTCCGCCATATCATCACAACCTTCAAAATCATTTCATTCCGCATCGTTCTCTAAAACCAGCATAGCATAAAAGTATGTCCCTTTTGTCCCAACTTTCATAGAACAGCAGCCTTTCAGACAAACAGAAAGCCACAGCCCCCTGCAATCTTTTGCATCAGGTTCCTGCGGCCTTTTCATCGTATTCTGTTTTTATGTAATACCGCGCTTTTTCCTGTCAAGTATCCAGAAGAATTTTTTTCTTGCCCTGAAAAACGCCGACCTGCTGCATGGCGCACCCAGATACTCATATGGTGTCCCGTTAGCCGCGTTTTTGATAATGTATCCCGCAAGTTCCTCATCCGCCTCCATCGCCGCCTGGTCAATCATGCGCAATTCTTCTTGCAACATTTCCCAACGCTTTGCCGTGCCATACGATAAAGGCGTCCTTATATCAGCCATTACCTGTATCTGGCTCTGCTTTTCCCGATACTGCCGGCAGAAATATTTCAATTCCCTATACCTGTTCCCCGATATGCTGTATTTCTCCATCCTCAAATCCCGCTCCCTCGGCAAGTGCACCACCCCCGTTCCAAATATATTTCTTCGTTATACAATTTCGTCAAGTTTTATTTCACAGCCGCTTCCTTCACTCCCATAGCCATATCCTCTGGCAGCCTATCCATCGCATGGAACATCCTCCGCATTGCCCAGACTTCCGACTGGAACATCGGCATGAACCACAGTTCCTGCCCCTCTCTTTCCTGCGGGAACAGCACATCTCCTGTCAATGGATTCGTCAGGGAATTGCCAATGCTGATATATCCCGCACATCCTAATAAAGAAAGCTGAATATAACACATCATCCCAACGATCCTGTCTATATCCTGACCTACAAAAAGCACATGGTTCTGGAAATTATGCTTTCCGTTTTTCAGGCTGTTCACCGCGGCAATCAGCGTCGCCCCCGCGCCGCAGGCAGGGTCGTTTATGGAGATATACCCCTGTTCCTCAATCCGCCTGTCAGCATCCCCGCAGGTTATTTCCGACATCATTTTACATACGTTGTACGGCGTGAAAAACTGCCCTTTCCAGTGGTTTCCCAGTTCCAGATTCATATACATTTTTCCAAGGAAATCCTGTTCCGGCTCATTTTCCAATGCCGTAACGATAATGCCGAACAGCTGTGACAGCAACTCATTCGAACCCATCCGTTCCAGGCATGACATATATTCCTTTTCCCTGCGTTCAAAATGCTCCGGCGTCCTGTCAACCGCATTGCTGATAGAACATGCTATCATGCTCATCAAATCCGCCCATACCTCCCATGGGCTTCTCGCGGTACAAAGCTGCCGGAAAACCTGCAGAAATTCCTTTTCTGTCCCCTGGAGGACTTCACTGCGTTTTTTCAATCTGCTTCCCCCCTTTCACTGCTGGCTGCACATTTCCCGTTCCCGTGCCATATGCATCACTCCCCCTCCGGCGGGCGCAGCGGCAGCACCAGCAAACTGCCCGGCGTAACCTCGGGGCACAGTACCACAGGCGCAGTCGGCGAGAAAAAATCCAGCCGGACTTTCCCATTCTTCCCAACCTGCACCGCCTTTAACGCCTCCGCCAGCAGCCTAGGGTTGAACCATATGGAAAACGTCGCTTTTTCATGCGGTCGAAAAGCTTTGTCCAGTGCGTCCGGCTTAGGGAAAGCCCCTTCCGGCTCCTGCACGCAGTATGACATCCCATCATCAAAATTGACATGGATTTCTTTCCCATCAGCGGAAACCACACACTCCTTTGCCGCTTTCGGCACAGGCAACAGCGGCAGGAATATCGTCCCTGTCCCTTTCTGCCCTTCCGGCGTTACAACAAGCTTTGCCGCTCGGCACCTATCCAGCGCGTAGGCTGTCGCACGTCCTTTGCTCACTTCCAGCCGGATAAACCGAAGCTCCGGCATATCGTGCCGCTTATCCATCGCGCCGCCGCAAAAGCGGTAAATCTGTTTTAATTGCCCACAGGTCAATCTGATCAACATATCCATCTACCTCCCATATTTCACCTTCAACGCCTGCATCAGTCCCTCCTGTACGTCCGTTTTCCCATGCAGGCTTTCCAGCACACGCCCGTCCATCGTCCCCTCCGTAACCAAATGATGCACAATCACCGTTTCCGTCTGGCCCTGCCGGTGCAGCCTGGCATTTGCCTGCTGGTAAAGCTCCAGACTCCATGTCAGCCCGAACCAGACAATGATGTGCCCGCCGGCCTGCAAATTCAGCCCATGCCCGGCCCCGGCCGGGTGTGCCAGCAGAAGCGGGATCTCCCCGTTATTCCAGTCCGCAATCTCCTTTGTACCCTCCAGCTTCCTCGCTTTTGGGAAACGCTCCAGAATACGCTCCAAATCATGCCGGAAGGAATAAAAGCAAAGTACGGGTTTTCCCGCTGCGGTATCCACGATTTCCTCCAGCCTGTCCAGCTTTTTCTCACTTGTTTTCACATAACCGCCGTCCGGCAGATACATCGCGCCGTTGCTGTATTGCAGCAATTTTCCGGTCAGTGCGGCTGCCGTTGCCGCCGTAACCTCACCCTCCAGAAAGCTGATATACTGCTCCCTCTCAAATTTCTCATAGGCCGCCAGCTCCCGTTCGGAAAGCCGCACAGTCTGCACACGGTCGATTCGCTCCGGCATCTCCAGCCAGTCCTCCGCCTTCATGCTGATACAGATATCCGCAATTTTTTCGTTTATCCTCTCCTCTGCGCCGTGCTTCGGCTTATAATTGAAAACCGTGGTCTGGTTCCTCTGGTTCGGCGTAAACCACCGTTCGCGAAACCCTGTCACTGTCTGCCCCAGCCGTTCGCCGCTGTCCAACAGGTAAATCTGGCTCCAAAGGTCAATAAGCCCGTTCGGGGCTGGCGTACCCGTCAGCCCGATGACCCTCCGGCTGCGTGTGATGTACCTCCGCAGGGCGCGGAACCGCTGCGCTTTCAGGCTTTTGAAGCTGGAAAGCTCGTCAATTACCACCGCATCGAACATCCAGCCGTCCCCAATCTGCGAAAGCTCGTTGCACAGCCAGACGACATTTTCCCGGTTGATGACATAAATATCCGCATCGGCCGCCAAAGCCCTGCGCCGCTGCTCCGGTGTGCCCAATATCTTTGAAATCCGCAGATGCCGCAGGTGCTCCCATTTTTCGCATTCGCGGCTCCATGTATCCTCCGCCACCCGAAGCGGCGCGATAACCAGTGCCCGGCATATCTCGAAGCTGTCATACATCATCCGCTCCAACGCCGTCAGCGTGACGACCGTCTTGCCCAGCCCCATTTCCAGAAACAGCCCGCAGCGGGGCGTATCGTAAATATGCCGCTCTGCCAGCAGCTGGTATTTATGAGGTGTGTACTTCATGCGCCACCGCCTCCCTCGCTTTTTCCCTGCTGTCTATCACATAAACGCGGAACCCCATGTCCCGCAGCATATTATGCACTGCCGTTTGGAGCGGGCGCGGGCGTTTCCCTGGCGCTTTCAGCTCCGCAAAGAATACCCCGCCGCCATGCATTAAAACCATGCGGTCAGGCAGTCCTGCCATACTAGGTGACGCCAGCTTTAATGCAAGCCAGTTTTTCCTTTTACACTCTGCCGCAAAAAAGCGTTCAATTTCTCTTTCTTTTCCCATTTTTCTCCCTTCCTTTTTCAAAGCCCCGCCATAAAGTTGACGCAAAAAATCCCGATTTTACAGGGCTTTCTATCGTTTCGTCAACTTTGTCAACTAATCTGCATATAAGTGTAATGAATTATAGAATTTATTGTATTATGTAACCCTGTAAATTCTATAATCCGTTGCACTTACACAATAAAAATAGTTGACAAGTTGACAAATGCCGTTAAAGCCTTGATTTTACTGACTTTTTCCTGTCAACTTCTTTAACGGTCAAAGTTGACGTTTTCTATAAAATCCTTTCTGCGTTCCATATAAATCCCCGAAGCGTTGGTTTGTTTTCGCCCGTTCCCATTCTCCGGTTTTCAGTATCACGTCGTTAATCTCCCTGCTTTTCTGGCGGGTCAAATCCTTCTTTTCCCCGTTCAAAAGCTCGCACCATACCTCCAGTGCACAGACCTTTTCGCGCGGTTTTTCCGCATGAATATCCATTCCAAAGCCATCATTCTGCATAAACATACGTCTGGCAGACAAATCCATTGTTTCCCAGTCTTCCGGCAGGAGCCTGTCCAGATACCCCTTGACTGCCCCCGCAAGCGGGCTTTCCTCCAGATGCCTGTCCTGCGCTTCTTCCGCCATGCGTTTCAGCTCCCTGTCGTCAATATGTATCTTTTCATTCTGCCGGAACAGGCAGACAGCCTCAGCCCATACCTGCCGGACTTCTTCGTCCGTGAAATCCGTCCAGAGGTCTTTTTTTGCCCGTTCCGGCTCAACGTCCACAGGCCAGAAGCGGCGGTTTCCCGTCATGTCCTTCAGGAAGTCATAGGTATTCGTGGTACCGAAAAACACGCACTGGCGCTTATGTGTTTCCACATGATGGCCGTATGCCGCCCTGTAAGCATCTTCACTCTTTGCGGTAAACAGCTTTATGGTTTCCACCTCGTATTTCTTCAACGCCGCCAGCTCCGCCATTTCGATTATCCAAAAGCCCTGTATCTGTTCGAACGCCTCCCTGCCCTGCACGGTCGTCAGGGAATCAGAAAACCATTCCCCGCCCAGCCGTTTCAGGACATAGCTTTTCCCGCAGCCCTGCGGCCCCACAAGCACCAGCACTGTGTCATACTTAATCCCCGGTACGAATATCCGCGCCACTGCCGCGACAATCGCCATCTTTGTCACCGCGCGGGTGTAAGGCGTATCCTCTGCGCCAAGGTAGTCGATAAACAGCGTTTCCAGCCTCGGCACGCCGTCCCAGACCAGCCCGTTCAGGTAATCCCTGACAGGGTGATAGCGGTTCTCATTCGCCGCCAGCGTCCAGGCGTCCTCTATGACGCTTTTCCCTTTTATCCGGTAAACCTGCTCCATGTAGTGGCGCAGCCCCGCGTCGTCCGCATCTGTCCACTCCCGCTCTCTGGCGTCCTTGCCCCATGGGACACCGCCGGATACCTCATATTTCCTTGTAAATTCATTCCGGCGGATTTTCCCTTTCAGTGCCGCATCGTGTGTCAAGATAACCTTTGCGTTGTTGATGCTGGGAACACATTTCCCTTTTTGGTCAACCTCCAGCAGCAACGCCCATTCGCCTTTTTCCGGCGTTTCCTCCGTCTGGATACCCCCGAAATCCCGCCGCATTTCCTCCATGCGTTCCTCATGCAGCTGCAAGCGCACCTTTTCGTCACTGGCCGCCAGCTCACGCATTTTCAGATAGGACGGCAGCTTTGCGGCAGGCGTACCCTCCGCGGCTTCGTCGTCCAAATCCCGAAACAGATGCAGGCGCACAATGTCAAAGGCATTACAGAGCATCCCGCCTGCGGGGTCTGTGGCATGGTTGGAATAGAGGAATTTCCCGTCATCGTAAACTACCGCGCCTGCCGCAGTGCTCCCTGCGGCATAGGTATACCTGCCCTGCATGGCGCAAGGCGTATATACACCCGGCAGAAATTTTTCCATCGCCTCCTCCACGCCATAGCTCCGGCAGAATGCCCCGATAACGCCGCTTTTCTCCGTCGGGTCTTCCTGCTTTTTCAGCAGCCGCTCTTTATGCTTCTGCGCCCTGCCTGATGTCGGCCATTCCGTCACGTCGCACCAGTCTCTGTATTTTCCCAGCACAGCATCCACCGAAAGAAATGCACCTTCCGCCGTTTGGAAGACATATTCCCCGTCAATGCTTGTGCTGGGCCAGTACATCAGCCTGTGTGCCTGGTAGGTCGTATCGTCAAACTGGTCAATGCCGATTTCCTCAGCCATCTTTCTGGCAACCGCCTCGTATTCCTCCGCACTGGCAGGACGGTCAAGCGGGATCATCAGGCGCAGCCTTGGCTTTTCCGACGTATGCTTGTGCGTAGAATAAACGCACCATGCACAGGAAAGGAACAGTTCCAGCTGTCCGCAGAAATCCTCTGCGGCAAAATCCGCGTCGAGCGTCAAGATATCCCGAAATTCCACATTTCCCGCCTTGCGGCTGCCGCCCCTCAGCCTGCCGCCCACAAAGCCTCCCACGTCCTTTACGGCGTCCTGCTGCGCCTTTGTCATGTTCCGGTATTCGCCCTGTGTTTCCGATGTGCGGCTGGTCTGGGAAAGCCGTTTTTTCAGGTCCCCCCATGTGAAAGTGGTATTTTTCCATACCTTTGCCGTCCGGCTGCCGCCTGTGGCGACGCAAAGCCTCCGCATTCCTTTCCACCTCCTTAATCCTTGAAATAATAACTGCCCTCGTATGCGCTGGCTGACAAATGCAGCCCCTCAGCCCATGGTATCGGCTTCCCCATCTCATCGGCTATCATTTCTGCCGAGCCAGCACCGTCTGGCACGTCCAGCACCACCTCGTCATGCACATGGAACACGATTTCAAACCCTTTTTCTTCCAGCCGGAACATGCTTTCCGCCAGGCAGTCCCGCGCAAACGCCTGCACGATGTTCTCCGTCAGCTTTCCTCCCCATGTTTCCAGCCGTGTCCATTTCCTGCTTTTCTGGTCCATGCCCATATAGGTGACGGATTCCCTGCCAAAACGGTTCTGCCCGATTTCCGGTTTGACATAGGCAATACGCCTGCCGCTCGGCAGTCCAATGAATAAAATGCCGGCCTCCCGCTGGAAGCTGAGCCCATGCGCCAGTCGTGATGGTTTCCCCCGCACGGCGTCCAGGGCGGCACGTTCCACGTTACGCCAGAATCCCGTAATTGCCGGATTCGATGCACGCCACATCTTCACCAGAGCAGGCAGCTCTTCCTCCGTCAGCCCCATCTCCAGCGCACCCATGCTGGCAAGTGCCACAGAGCCGCCGCCATAGCCTAAAGCCAGCTCCGCAATTTTGCCCTTCTGCCGCAGATGCCCATTGATGCCATGCTTCTCCACAGGCACCTTGAACATTTGTGAAGCCGACGCACAGTAAATGTCACCGCCGTCCTCGAATACCTTTACGCGCCACCGCTCCCCCGCAAGATAGGCAAGCACGCGCGCCTCAATAGCAGAAAAATCGGAAATGATGAACCGCCGCCCCTTCGACGGCACAAGCGTTGTCCGTATCAGCTCAGAAAGCGTCTGCGGCACAGGGAACAGCAGCCGGAAGGTTTCATAGTCGCCGCCGCGCACAAGCTCCCGCGCAAGCCCGATGTCGGCCATATGGTTCTGCGGCAGGTTCTGCACCTGCAAAATACGCCCCGTCCAGCGTCCGGTACGGTTCGCACCGTAAAACCGCAGCAGCCCTCTGATGCGCCCGTCCCTGCATACAGAGCGGAGTACCGCGTCATATTTCTTTACAGATGTCTTTGCCAGCTCCGCCCGCAAGTCCAGTACACGCTTCAATGTTTCGTCGTCCGCGCTTTCCCGCAGGGCTTTCAGGCTGGCTTTGTCAAGGCTCTGCACGACCTTTCCGGTGCGTTCTTCTATCCAGCCTTTCAGCTGCGGGATAGAATTGGCGTTTTCCAGTCCTGTGACAGTGCGCAGTTCCTCCGCGCATCTGTCCTGATGCGCACTATGGAAGCGGACGGCATTCTCTGACAGCCGTATATCAGCCCCCGCGCCCCTGTCCAGTATCCTCTGGTCAAGTGCCCAGAGCTGCTCCTCCCGCGCCTGCATCGGGAAACGCCTGAGCTTCTTTTTTACCGCCCGTTCCACGGCAACGTCCTGCGCGCAGTATTCCCTGAATGCCTCCCATTTTTCGGGGTCATGCTCTGGCAGGTTCCGCGTCCTGCCGCCGTTCGCACCTGTCGGCTTGCAGGGTTTGGAGAAGTAACGGATTAAGGCTTCCCCACGCGCGTCCTTCTGTTCCGGTATGCCCAGAGCCTCCGCCGCGCCCGCAAGCGTCTGCGGCAGTCCCAGCTCTGCGGCCGCTGCCATGGAACACCGCCACTCTTCCGGCGGCAGGGGCATATGCAGGTACGCCGCAAGGCACGTCCGTTCAAAGTTCGCGTTATAGGCAGTCTTGATGACATGCGGGTCAGCCAGCGCAAGCCGGACGTCCTCCGGCAGTTCTTCCCCTCTGGCAAAATCAACAATCCGTATTTCCCCATCATCGAACGCATAAGCAAAAAGCAGTATTGTAAAATCAGGGGCTTCCGCATAGCGGTAAACCCCCGTTTTCTTCAGATCCTCACTGCTGTATGTTTCAATGTCAATAGACAGTTCTCTCATTCAGCCGCCCTCCGGTACTCAGCTGAGGAAGTCTTCCTCATCAATCAGCCCTGCGAAATCGTCCTCTGCTTTTCCCCTGCCGCCAAGGGGCTCCCCGTCCCGTGTTTTCATCAGATGGTTCAGCCCGCAGGCAATGCCTTTGTTTCCGTTCACGCTGAATGCGTAAAAGTTTATGGAAGCGTGCCCGTAGCACCCGCTGTAAAGCTCCGTGCTGTCAATAATTGGCTGCCCGTTTTTGTATACCAGCCCCGGCTTCTGTTTGCAGTTTGCGTTCAGGAAATAGCAGCCTGCATAAACCTCATCGTCCGGGTGGTCGATATCGCCGTCGCGCAGCGGCAGCTTCATCTGTGCCGGTATCTTCCCCCCGAACTTGGAAATGCCCGCCTGTTTCGCTGCCTCCACCGCCCTGTTGACTGCATCGATGGTCTTGGTGTCTGTCTTGGGAATCAACAGGGAAACGCTGTACTTCGCTTCATTGTCATTGATGCTTTTCGGCTCAAATACGTTCAGGTATGAAAACCTGACCTCGCCTGTAATGACCTTTGTCGCGTTGTTTTTATTCTCCATAAATATCTGTCCTTTCTATTCTTCCATGATTGTCTGAAAATCTTCCTTTGCCGCGCTGGCGGAATGCATCGCCGGACGCTTGTCCGTTTCGGGTACCAGCGTTGGAGCACCCGCAGGCTTGATTACAAATTCCCCCAGCAGGGCGTTAAACTCCTTTTTGCCCAGATAATTCTCCAGCTTTGTGATACCGTTCAGCTTTCTCGGCCAGATGTCGTCCTCGTTGTATCCTCTGGCAATCAGCTGTCCGGCAATCAGCGTATCGTCGATGGAAAACGTGCGGTTGCTCCGGCCCTCCACGACCTTCCAGCCGGGGAACACGGCGCCGTTGTTTACAGCCTCGACCAGAGCGTACTCCTTGATGAGCTTCGCCCATTTTGCCAACGCCTCCGCATGCTCCAAAACCTCGGAAATTTCTTCTGCCGAAAGCTGGGCAGGCCTTTTGAAATCATATTTTGCCATTTCCAGATTCCGTTCTGCATAAGCCCTGCAAAACGGCCTTGCCCTGCAAAAGTTTGTGTCGCAGTGGCTCCCCGCATGGATTTCCTCCGTGCCGGAAAAGGCTTTCTGCGCCAACGGGCGTATTTCCACACCCCACGCCTTCAAGTCCCCTACTGCCATTACTGCGCTGTCGATGTTGTCAATGCGCGGCTGGAAGATACACATTTGTACTTCCGTGATGTCGTAAAGAAAATCATAGGCCTCTAGCGCACCCAGCGCGTAAAGCCGCATCTGCGGGTTTCCTTCCGCTGCAACAGGGACGCCCTTCCCATACTTTAAGTCAATCACACGCAGCCGCCCCGCTCCTATAATCACACAGTCACCCGTGCCGAAGCCCTCGGGGACATACTTCGAAAAATCCAGCCGCTGTTCCAACAGCAGGAGCGCGGCGGGGTCGTCCCGCTTCGCCGCATTGAACTGCTCCAGCACGAAATCCCTGTATGCGTCTGTGTATTCCTCCATTTCGTCGCTGGTTTCCAATTCCCTGATCGCCTTGTGGTATTTCGCCCTTGTGTATTCCTTCAGCGCGTGGCGCAGCTTGGCCTCCCCAAGCGCATGCGCGGCAGTCCCTTCCTCCGCATACGCGCTGGGCTTCTCCATAACTCCCGCCTCCATCTGAACGGAGCCAGGGCAGGCAAGCCATTTCTTTGCGCCCGATGCGGAAAGCTTTGCGTGTACCCCGGGCATTATAACGCCTCCTCCGCTTCTTTCATCGCCGCCTCATAATGCTCTGCCGCCAGCGCAGACAGGTTTTCCGCACCGAACTTCCGCAGGATTGCCTTCGCGCGCTCCGAGCCATGCTTCCGGCTGACTTTCGCAACCGCCGCCCGCACCTCCTCAATGCCGACAGCCGGTACCGATGGCGGCTCCGGTGCCGCGGGCTTTGGATTTTCCTGTACGTCCCATGACATGGGGTTTGGTTCATCGGGTTTCGCCGTCCCTGAAAGCAGTCCCGCAAGACGTCCGACCTCGTCCAGCACCCATGCTCCTTTTTGCATATCTTTCTCCGTAATTTGAAGTACAATGTTCATTCCTTCGTCCTCCTTCTTATATTTTTTTCATTGCAAAATCTCTCTATTTCTGGTATCGTAGTTATAGGTTTTGTTGTAAATCCCCCGTAAAGCGCGCCAACGCTTCACAGTCCGCATGACGGACTATGCAGGGGATTTTTTTATTTCCTCTTTTTCGGCCCATAAATCCAGCCTCCCAGCCACGTCCCGAACGCCAGCACGGCAAGCATCTCCGCAATAATGAGCGTCCGTTCCGGCCGGAGTTCCATCGCTGGAACGATTGCAAAGGCAAACAGGCTTGTCCCTGCCATGAGTGCCAGAAACCGCAGTGTTTCCCCCACAGCCCGCCGGATAATGCGCCGCATCCGCTTTTCCATACGCCGGAACCATGCAGCCCTGTTTTCCCTGTCTATGCGCCGGATAATGCATTCCGTCAGGCATTCGCGCCCCTGCCCCATCCTCATGTTTCCGCCTCCTTCACGTTTGCTCGTTCCGGCATATCGCCGTACCCTGCCCGCTCCACCCCGCAGAGCACAATCCCGCCCTGTGCCAGCAGCTTCATCAGGCCGCTGGTTGTCAGCCGCTCGTGATATTCCTGCCCGTCCGCCTTGCGCTTGTAATGGACCCAGAACATGCTAACCATTCAGCTGTATCCTCCTTCCCGTTTCGCTCCCTAAAAGTTCATTGTAGCGGAAACATTCCGTAATCCCGCCGACCTTGCAGACGAATATGTAAGGGTGCAGCTCTGTGACGCGCCCGCTCCGGAAAAACCTTTTTGTTTTCCCGTTTTCATATTTCTCAAACTGCTCAATCCTGACCTTCCGGCCGGCTTTCAACCCTCTGGTCGCCGCTTCCTTCCGGAGCCATTCCGCTGTACGCCTTTCGTCCCGCTCCGTTATCATCTTGTTTCTGATTAACACGCTGTTTCCTCCGTTTCCTTGTGCGGGCTGGGCAGATGTAGCCGCGGCTGGTATCCTGCTTTTTGGCGATGTTGTAAACCATGCCGCAGTCCCCGCAGGCCGCATATCTGTAATTCCGCCAGCCGTTTCCTTCGCAGGTTAATCGCATTCTTCAATCAGCTCTTTCAGGATACCCGCGCTTTCACCGGCTTCACGCCATTCGCGTTCATAGCCTTTTTTCGGGCTGTCCATCAGGTATGTAGCACTATAGCAAAAGACGTTGTTCATCTCTATGTCATAGTATTTTTCCAGCAGCTCCTTTGTTGTCATGGTGTATTCCTCCTTTGGCTTGTCCACTCTATAAGAGGGGAGCCCCCTCTCACTGCGCCTCCTGCGCCGCCCGCTCTGCTTTTTCCTTCTGCCGCTGCAGACTGAGCATCTTCTTTTCATAAAGCACCGCCGTAATCTCCCGTTTCAGCCGCTCCGCCTCCTCCGGCGTTTTCTCGCAGTAGGATACTGTAACAACATATTCCCTTTTTTTTGCCGTTCTTGGCATACCAACACCTCCTGTACAATTTATGTAGGGTAAAATTTGTCCTATTCCCAGATTTCAAGCTCCTTAAATTACATACTCGATTAGGCTCACGTTTGAAACACGCGCCTTTTCAAAAGAATTTAATCCCCCTTCAATATCCCCCTGAATTTTTCCACAGCCTTTTGATTATAACGGAAAGACGGTACCTCCTTCGGGCTATATCTTGATTTGTCCAGCACCTTGATGCCGTATTCCTCTGTTTTCAATCCGTTTGCATTTGCTATCATCCCGACCTTATGTGCAGAGATGTCGAACATCTTTCCGATCTCTGTCGCGGTATATGTCTTCTCCACCTGCGGCAAGTAATCCCCGGTATCGACACCAAAGACGCCTTCTATGCCCTTCAGCCCGAACACCTGCACTGCAATAGGCGAAAGGTTCTTTTTCTCGACTGCCGACATGATTGTACGGAACGCGCGGTTCTTGGCATTCAGAAGCATTGCGTCGGCTCTAGCCTTTTGTGCTTCCAGCCGGATTTGTTCCGAGGTCTCCCTTGTGATGTAGCCTCCTGTTTTGCGGATGGCGGGGAGGACTTCCGAAGTGACCCACTTCCGGAAGGGCTTCGCCTCCGGCTTGTCACTGCGGAGGATTACGTTGTAAAGGCCGCTTTCGTTAATAACTGTCATTTCCTGCCCGCCCCCAAGGGTCGGAATCAAATTCCGCCCCTTTTCATCTTCATCAAGCCTTTCAAAAACCTTATGTGGGCTTCCCAAGCCAAGTATTTCACAAACATCTTTCAGTACCCACCAAGGCTCACCATCCTTTTGGACTGTTCTGACCTTGTTTCCGTTGTAAGTAAAAATCTGTAATCCATCCATCCAAATACCTCCTAATGCGCCAAGTATCTTATTAAGACACTTTTTGTGTAAAAAAAATAGCTACCGTTTCTTCTGCAGTTAAAGAATACTTATCTTTAATTGCTGATATTTCTTTCTGCGAGAACTCCGCGCCCTTTGTTTCATTAATCTTTGCTGAAAAAGTACCTCTCGCAATTCCAAGAAACTTGGCAAGAGATGTTCCCGTATCTCCATGAAGCCTCATAACCGCTTCAAGTTTTAGTTTGTCCATATTTTCACCTCCCCGCCACTTGTGTCTTTATTAGACACATTTATAATACATAGGTTTGTCTGAAATGTCAAGCAGAATTTTAACTTTTTAAGACACTTTTTCAAAAATATCTTGCTTTTCCAAGGGGAATGTAGTAAAATTAAGACACTCAAAGGAGGCAATTTTATGGGAATGTCTGAAAGAATTAAAGAACGCCGGATTGCAATGGGTTTTACTCAGGAAGAATTAGGTCAAAAACTTGGCCTTCAAAAATCAGCAATCGCAAAATATGAAAATGGGCGAGTAGAAAACATTAAAAGAAGTGTTATCTCTGACATGGCTGAATTTTTGGAGTGCTCTCCCGCATATCTAATGGGCTGGGAGGATTCTCCCACCAGCCAGGAAACAAATGAAGATATTCGTAGAATTGCGAGAGCACACAAACAAATGCCAGATGATGTTAAAAAGCGATTTATGAAAGTTGTCACTGCTTCTTTTGATGAATATTTCTCAGATGATTATAAGGACGATGATACAGACGAATGATTACACGTGCAAGAAGGAAAGAAATTAAGGCCGCAGTGATCGATGTATTGGGTATGTCTGATAAAATTACACTTCCAGTAAATATCAAATACATTGTGAAGCAACTGAATAATGTTCGGTTGATACCTTATTCTACTCATATGAAAAAGCTTAATTGGTCGAGACAAGATATGCTTGATTTTGCTGGATACGATGGCTGTACCGATTTCAATTTTAAACGAAATCAGTATATTGTTTATTATAACGATATAGATTACAGTCGGGTAAACACAAAAAGATATAGATGGACAATAGCTCACGAACTCGGGCATATAGCGTTAAACCATCATTTGGTTTCGGATAAAAGCAAAATCTTCAGAAACTCTTTGTCTGATAAAGAGTACAATATTTTTGAAGAGGAAGCTGATTATTTTGCAGCCTTGATTTTAGTTCCACATATTGTGTTGCATCATAGAACAGAAAGCATAGATACGGTATGGAAATTAGCTCTAGTGTGCGATATTTCTGAGAGGGCATCTATAAATCGCTTTTCTGAGTATAAAAAATGGCAAATCAATTATAAAAAACCTAGTGAATATGATAGAAAAATACTTGATTTGTTCTGCAAATATATGTATAAAAAGAAATGTTCTAACTGCCAGAATCAAATGTACTACTATAAAATTAAATACTGTATTTATTGTGGAGGGAGTGATCTAAAATGGATAGGAGACGGGGAAATGATTTATGAAAAATTCACTTTTACTAACTGCCCTCAATGCGAAAATGAAGAAATCGGGGTAAATGATAAATTCTGTATGATTTGCAAAGAGGATTTACTAAATTATTGTACAAGTGGTGATTGCGCGCATCATGTTTTTAGTGATCCCCTGCCTCGAAATGCTAGATACTGTCCTCATTGTGGGGCGGAAACAACTTATTTTCAAAAGAAAGTTCTTCTGCCATGGAACCATAAACCAGAGGATCCAGAGGATATGGAATGCAGTGAAATACCGATTGTTTGTTACTCTGAAGATTCAAATAATCTTCCATGGTTTGAAGATTACGAAGATCTGCCTATTTAAATCAACATAAAACCCACACACTCTGCACTACGCAAAACAGGGGAACAGCGGCCGCAAAAATACAGCCAGCCCAAACTGTATTGTATCATACGGCCGCTTTTTTGTGATACCATATTTATAGAAAGGGGGGCTTTCTATGGTTGCAATTTACGCGCGTCAATCCGTAGACAAAAAAGACAGCATCAGTATCGAAAGCCAGATCGAATACGCAAAGCGTGAGGTTTTCTCGGAGGAATGCAAAATCTATCAGGACAGCGGCTATTCCGGCAAGAACACCAACCGCCCTGCTTTCTCCGAAATGATGCGGGACATACAGGCGGGGCAGATTGAAAAAGTCGTTGTCTACCGCCTTGACCGCATCAGCCGTTCTATCGTGGATTTCGCGGATTTCATCGACATTCTGGAAAGCAGCGGCATTTCCTTCGTTTCCGCAACGGAAAAATTCGACACATCGACCCCCATGGGGCGCGCCATGCTGTACATTATCGTTGTATTTGCACAGCTGGAACGTGAAACCATTGCCGAGCGCGTCCGCGACAACTATTACGCCCGTGTCCGCAAAGGCGCATGGGGCGGCGGACCTGCCGCTTTCGGCTTCGACCTCGTCCGCACCACAATCGACGGGAAAAAGGCAACCATCTGCCAGCCAAACGAATCCATTTCTGTCGTGCAGCGCATATTCGAGCTGTATTCCCGCCCGCATACCAGCCTTGCCGATGTGCAGAAGCAGCTTATCCACGACGGCGTGCTCTCCTCCGGCGGCGTAAATTTCGACAATGTGAAGCTGTCCTCCATACTGAAAAACCCCGCATACGTCCGTGCGGATATTTCCATATACAATTACTACAAGGCAAAAGGCGCGATTATGGCGAACGAACCAGAGGAATTTGACGGGGAGCATGGCTGCATCCTTGTCGGCAAGCGCGACGCCAGCCAGCGGAAATACAAGGACGTTTCCAACCATCTGCTTGCCGTCAGCCACCATGAAGGCATTATTGACAGCGCGCCGTTCCTGTTCTGCCAGGAAAAGCTGTCGCGGAACCGCCAAATCAAAAACACCTACAAGGGAAAATATTCCTGGCTGACGGGGCTTGTAAAATGCGGGCACTGCGGCTATTCCTTCTCCGTCCGTTTTGCCAGCACGAAGGACGGGCGTGTCCCCTATTTCACCTGCTCCGGGAAATACCTCCATAAGCAGTGCGATGCAAAGCAGACACACCGCGTCAGGGACGTAGAGGCGGAGGTGCAGGCGCGCCTGATTGCCGAGGCGGAGCGCTACCGCCTGGCACAGGAAAAGCACGAATCACGCATCACCAAACAGCACCAGCAGAAAATACTGGAAATTGATGGGAAAATTGAAAACCTGGTCGCCACACTGGAAAACGTCAGCCAGATTTCTACGGAATACATCAACCGCCGCATTGAGGCACTGCACCATGAAAAGCAGCTGCTCCTCCATCAGTATTCGGAAGCGGTTTCTTCCTTCCATACAGCAGAAATTATCCCGTTCGATGCTGCGGACTGGGAAAATATGTCCATCGCCGACAAGCGGGAAATTGCCCGCAGCATGGTTTCCGCCGTATACCTGAGCACGTCAGGCGTAGACGTACAGTTCAGATAA